TTTATGATTTCATTCCATCTGTTAAAAGCCAAATTAGTAGTAATGATTGTAGCCTTTTTCCCGGCCCTTAAGGACAAGTGGTTAAAAAGCAGTTCTCCTCCATCCTTGTCACAACTGACATATCCGAATTCATCACAGATAACCAGATCGTATTTTTCAAACCGTAATTGCAGTGCCTGTAGTGTCTTTGTAGATTTGGCTTCCCTTATCTGGGTAAGCAAGACAGGGACTGAAGTAAACAATACGGTAAAATCCTGCTGGCAGGCCTTTATTCCTAAAGCCGTAGCAATATGAGTCTTTCCCGTCCCCGGATTTCCATACAGGACTATGTTTCTTCCCTCCCTGATGAAGTCCAGTGTTTCCAATTCAGGTAATATTATCTGTGCCTCTTTGGGCATGTCTTCCATAACAAGTTCATGCAGATACTTCATTTGTGGGAATCCCGCAGATTTTATCCTTGATTTTCTTCTACATTCCCTTCTTCTGACACTTTCCTTTCTAAGCAATTCGGTCAAGAAATGCAGATGGCTCCAGTTTTCTCCGGCTGCCAATGAAAGGGTGTATTCCAGTTCCTCTTTGAAGGCCAGCAGTTTCAGTTCTGTCGCATAGTCATAAATGGTTTCTTTTTCTGATTTCATATATAATAAACTTAAATGGTTGGTATTATATCATGCGCTTCATTGTATCCTGTCATGAGTGCCGTGATGCCTTCAAGCATATCCACGGCTTCTCTTTCTATATTCTCTTGTTGTGCCGGAAGAACAGGCGACTCCATGGATTCTTCCATCTCTTCCTGTACGTTGCCATGCAACATGGCCTTTACCTGTTCCGGAGATATCTTTCTGACACCACGTCCGGTCAGTTCCCTGCATGCCCTGATGATGTCTGTCCCGGAAAAACCATTTTCCCGTGCATAGTCCAGCAGCAGGATGAATGCCCTGTTGTCATTCCTGAAATAGCTGTCATACAGTCTTTTCAGTTCTTCCGGTGCTCTTTGCCAGACCACAGAATGAGGTAATGCACCCGGTTTACGGGAAAGTGTACGCAAGTAGTGCTCCAGCTTGATGCACCAGTCGCCACCACAATAACTGCGTTGGTGCGAGGCCACTTTCTCCTTCCCGTACAGGATGACGATTTTTTCACTGTAGACCTTGACATGTACTTTTTCTCCTACAAGGGAATCAGGTACGGAATAATGAACATTTTTCATGCTGACAGTCGACCACTTGTCCACGATGTACTCATTGACCTCAAAACAGCCAAGGTTGCCGGGAAAAGGCTTCAGCGATGACAAATCAGCCTCCAGACGCGATGATTTCTCCGCTGTTGAAAGACTGCCCTGCTCGTTGTTGACCTGCGTACACATTCGGTTCAAATGCTCCTGAGCGGAACGTATGTCATTGAAATGGTCAGTCAGGCAGAAAGCTTTCCTCCTGACATATTCCACGCTGCGTTCCACATGCCCTTTCTCCCATCCGGCCCGTACATTACAGAAACGGTACTCAAAACAATAGAAACCAGACATCTTCATCAGGGCTTCCGTAGGTTTCTTGTCACCACCGACAAAGCTCTTGACGGCTACACGCATATTGTCATAGACCATCATGGCGGGGACACCATGTATATCCCTGAAGAAGTTGCGGTGGAATTCCATGAAGGCAAGCGTATTCTGATGCCTGAAAAGGTAGGCGTATCTGCCATTGCTATGCCCGAAAGTGAATACGGCCAGATAAAACTTCTCATAGACACTGTCAATAAAAAGAAGGACTTCACCCCAGTCAAACTCAACAATGCATCCCGGCTCATAGAACAACCGGATAAAGGCTTCGCTCTTTTTCTTCTCTTTGTATGACTCTATATTTTTTATATAACTGCACACTGTGGCATAACTGATGGTATATCCTTTGGATAACAGAAACTGGTGGATATCCTTCTTCAGCATGCACTGCTTGCGAAGCCCCGTAGCTACCTTAACGGCATTCTTCAGGCAAACCCCTATCTCGTCCTTAATCTCTTGTGTAAGGCGGCGAGGGCGGCGTTTGGAACTGTCATACTTGGGCTGGACGGTAAGCAAATCACTCAAAGCCTCTTCCGGATTATCAGTACGGATGGCCGATTCGTATTCTGAAAGAATATTGTCAACGGTATGACGGCTAACATGAAGTTCACGAGAAATACGCCGCTTGCTATAACCGCATACTCTATACATGTGTATTATTGATTGTCTTTCTACCATAGTCTTCATTTTACCTTTGTATTTGGATGATACAAAGGTCATTATACTTATCCTATGGTGGCACACTTTTCAATTAGTATCTACAACTAATATCAATTATTATCTGATAAATCAAACAACAAAACTTTCCTCTTGATTTGCTTTTGAACCAACAATATATGGATTTGGCATATTTTCAATGCCCCCAGCAACATGCAAAACCCAAAACTAATAAAAGGAATCGCTTTCACAAGCAATTCCTTTTCGCATTATGAATAAACAAATACTCTACTATTTCCAAGTAATGTTATAAAGCAATATTTACACGATGTTTGAAAAATGATGTCTATGTTCTTCTACCTAAAATTACTTCTAAACAATCTTTACCATTTTAATACAATATACATGCCAAATTTCAAACAATAGCCATACATACATGATTAACAGCACTATACAAAACAGAAAACTAAAAAAAATATTGTGTATGTGTGGATATAAATGTAGAAAATATCCACAATGCGCAATATTTATATTTAACAAAGCATATACGGTAAATATAAGTTATTCGTATAACATTCATAAAACATACCCTGCCAGACATCGCTATTCTTAATTAAAAACAAAATCACATATTGTTCATTTTTAAACCGAAACCAAAATGTTACTGCAACTGAAAAGAATTTTCAAAGGAGCGACTTATACAATCGGGCGTTTATACATTGACGGAAAATATTTCTGCGATACTCTGGAAGACAAGGTGAGAGAACTTCCGGCATACTGTCCGAACACGCCTAAAGGATTGAATTGCGAATGCCCGGAAAAGGTTTATTCAAAGACCGCTATCCCATCAGGAGAATACAAGGTTACGATGGAATACTCACTCAGATTCAAACGTGTCTTACCAAGACTGCATGATGTGCCGCATTTTATTGGAATCCTAATACATCCCGGAAACACCGCTACCGATAGCGCAGGGTGCATTCTTGTTGGGAAAAACAAGGTAAAAGGCAAGGTGCTGGAATCAAGAGCCACTTCGGATGCCTTGAATGAGATTTTAAAGAAAGAGCGAGAAATTAAAATTCATGTTTCATAAGAACACTTCCGAAACAGCATCCAGCCCTAAAAAGTTGGGTGCTGTTTCCATATAAGACCAGACTATGAGAAAGATAATTCTAAACAACATACTTATAATCATGGCGGTTTCTGTCATTACGATTGCCGCTGCAAATATCTAAACATGGGAATTTATGCAAAACTGAGACCACCCCAGAACATTAAAATTGACTTCAGACCGTCAGAAAGGCAATATGAACTATGGAAATTGCTTCAACCGGATTATTGCCCCAAATGTGGCGGTCACATAACACAGAAACTCATCGGATACGATGTAAAAAAGAATCCACAATACAAGCCTGTTTGTGAGTCATGTGGAAACACAAATCTGCCACAAATGATATTAGGTGGTGGAGCAGCAGGTGGTGGAAAATTGTTTTTGGGAGCCTGTTGGCTCATTATTTCCTGCATGAGATTTGAGAACATCCGTGCGGTCGTGGCACGTAAGACAATCAAGTCTTTGAAGGAATCTACTTGGAATACGATCAAGACGGTTCTAAAAAACTGGGGATTAAAAGAAGAAGTGAACTACAGAATCAATAATCTGGAAGGTACGCTTACCTTTTGGAACGACTCTGTCATTATCATGAAGGAAATGGTCGATCTGCCTTCTGACCCGAACTTCGAGCGATTCGGTTCTTCCGAATATACGATTGCCATGATCGACGAGGTGTCGGAGATTTCGGAAAAGGCGGTTGAAGTGCTTTTTTCCCGTCTTCGTTGGAGAATACACGAGACATTCAAGACATCCAGAATGTTTATGAGCACCAACCCGACTACAAACTGGGTACGTTCCCGGTTCGTACAGGATGAAAACGGAGACAAGGTGGAATGCCGGGAGGGAGAGGCTTATATACCGTTCTCCGTATTCGACAACCCGGACATCGCTTTCCGGCAGACTTACGAGGCGGCATTGAACAAGATTCGTGACCAAGCCACAAAGGAGCGTTTGTTATATGGTAACTGGGATTTCGTGGAAGCCAACGATATGGCCGTTTACCACAATTTTGACGGTTCCAGACATCTTATAACGAACCTGAAGGAAAAGGTCTACGATCCGACCAAACCTATCATTACCATCTAGGACTTCAATGTTGCACCCAGAATGTCTACTTTGTTGGCTCAGATAAACTATGACAAAAAAGAGATATATGTCATAGAGGAAATATTGGGATTGCCGGAAAAGAAGGAAAACAATACTCCGGCTCTGGCAAGGAAGATACAACAGAAATTGTATAGGGAAAAACATATCGGAGGGGTGGACGTGACAGGAGACCCTGCCGGATTACAGCGTTCAACCACAAATGAAGATGGGACAAACAACTACACCATCATCACGGAAACACTGGGCAAGGGCGTATTGAAACCTAAGATCAAGCTCTTAAAAAAGCAGCCTCCACAAGTTACCCGATGTGAATTTGTCAATGAGGTGTTCGAGGGATTTGACGGATGGAAACTGATGATTGATTTACGTTGCAGGAAGCTCACAGAATACCTTATTTACCAGTTAAAGAACGAGGATGGTACAAAGTGCAAGGCAAAGGTTACAGACGCTAAAACAGGCGTAAAATACGAAAAATACGGCCACTTGTCCGACTGCCTTGATTACCTGCTATGCTATTATTTAAGGGATAGCTGGACGAAATACAAAAGAGGGGACGGTTCTATGACCATCCTTTCCACAGCTACCATTAACGAAGGATTTAACTATTAACGAACCATTAATCTATGTACAGACGATTTTTAAACAATAGCGATTATCTGGGAATCATCACGCAAGACAGCCTTTCCCAGATAACGAGAAACGAACCGGAAACATTCATTCAAGCCGAGGAAGCCGCAGAAATGAGTGTCATAGAGTATCTGAGCGAGAACTAAAGAACTAAATAAAGGGAAGTATATCGCTGAATACGACCGAAAGGTAACTTATCCGATCGGAGCACATATTTATTTTGATGGTAAAATCCACGAGATAATAAGATCGATCAGCGGATACAAGGCTCCTTCTTCCGTGGAATACTGGGAAGAGTTTGTGGATGAGAAAGGCGAGATACGGGAATTTCAACGATACAGCCAGTTCAAAACCTATTACAAAGGTGATATTGTCTTATATAACGATACGCCTTATATCTGTCTTGTTGAAAACGGATGGAGATTTGGGGATATACGAATCCCGATGGTAAACGGATGGAAACTTGCTGAATATACAGACTGGAATCCGATTGAGTACGAGCTTTGGAATGTCGTAAAGTTTGACGGTTCCTATTATACTTTGATGTCACTGGAGGGGTTCGACAATAATAAAAACCCTTTGGAATCGGAAAATTGGGGTGCTATTGCCGATTATGATCCTCAGTACAACGTGTCTCGTCCTGAAATAGGTTGACTTCATAAAAGTCAACAAAGATGAAAAAAGAGAAGTCATTGACTCGTCGCAAGGG